CATGATGTATTCCCTGAATGTGATATCCGAGGAGCAATGAAAGGAATGTTATCTTACTTCCGTAATGCTCGTATCATGTACAAAAACTTAGCGGCGGAATGGTACGATAAAGATAAAAAGAAATCATTATCTTATGACCGTAAACAGTTACCGATTAAGATTTTCATTAACTCCATGTTCGGGGCATTATCCGCACCACAAGTATTTGCATGGGGAGATATGTACATGGGTGAACAGATTACTTGTACGGGACGACAATATCTTCGTCAAATGATTAAGTTCTTCATGAAGAAAGGGTATACACCTCTTGTGATGGATACCGATGGTGTCAACTTCTCTAAACCTGAAGGGTGGGAAAATAGAAGATACGTAGGTAAAGGTTTGAATTGGAAAGTTAAAGAGGGTAAAGAATACACGGGTGATGATGCTGACGTTGCTGAGTTTAACGATACTTTCATGAGAGGTGAAATGGCGTTAGACACAGACGGGACATGGCCATCTTGTATTAATTTAGCACGTAAGAACTACGCGGTTATGGAAGCGAGTGGTAAGATTAAATTAACGGGTAATACTATTAAATCTAAAAAACTTCCGTTATATATTGAGGACTTCTTAGACAAAGGAGTGAAGCAACTACTTGAGGGTAAAGGTCAAGAATTTGTCGAGTGGTATTATGAATATCTTGATAAGATTTACTCACAACAAATTCCACTTATGAAGATTGCTCAAAGAGCGAAAGTAAAACTTTCAATGGAGGATTATATTAAACGCTCAACCCAAAAAACAAAATCAGGTGGTGCGATGAGTATGATGGCCCATATGGAACTAGCGTCGAGAAATAAACTGAATGTTAGTTTAGGTGATGTAATCTATTATGTTAATAATGGAACAAAGGCATCACAAGGGGATGTTCAGAAAGTTAACAAACTTAAACGAGGATGGAGTACTGAACAACTTCAATATTACTTCGCAGACCATGGTAAATTTCCTGAAGATTCTATCACATCAATGGTACAGATTAACTGTTATATGTTGGACCAATCTGAAATTGAGAATAATCCTGATATGAAAGGTGAGTATAATGTTGCAAGAGCAATTGCAACGTTTAACAAACGAATTGAACCTCTGCTAGTTGTCTTCAAAAAAGAAATCAGAGATGAGTTATTGGTTAACAAACCCGAAGACAGAAGTTTCTTTACTAAAGACCAATGTGAATTAATCAATGGGGTTCCATTTGAGGAAAAGGACCAAGATAAATTAGAAGAGGTATTAGCTCTTTCTGATGGTGAGGTTAGATATTGGGAAAAGAGAGGATTAAATCCTGATTATATTTATGATTTGGCTGAAGAAGGATGGGAAGAAAAGTTAATCTAACTTTATCCCATCCGAAGAAGAGATATACCAATTTCCATTAAGGAAGATTAATTCGATACAAGCTCTATTGTTAATTACAATTTCATCGTAGTACTCATCAATACGACCTTGTTTTGATTTGATTATTGTTTCAGTTAATGATTTTATCCTAATATCACTAGTGGTTTCACCATCCAATATTAGAGTACAACTGTCAACATCTTTAACAACAATAAATTCTTCACCATTGGTAGTGAATTTATTTGACGAGACAATCTTTCTAAGGTCCACTAATTTAATGGGCTCAAAATGAATATGTCTGTCACTAATTTTTTTTCTAAGTAATGTAGATTTTTGTCCTATCATAAAATTAAATTACATATATTTGTCTAGGCATTGCGGTGAATTTCTTTTGTTTATTTAAGTTTTCCGCAATTAACGCCTCTCGTTCCATAACTTTCTCAGGTTTTAATCTTGTAAGACGACCTTCCGCACCGATTAGTTCTTCAATTAGTTTTGTTTTTTCATCTTTACCTTCGGTTGCCAACGATTGATAATCCATGGTTAATTCACTATCAGGTGTTTTGATATTACCACTAAACTTACCTCTAACTTTAGATAGAGTTTCTTTAGCGGACGCAAAGAAATATCTACGAACCCAAATCTGTGCAGGATTATTTAAATCTTGCCAAGAAACTTTTTCGAATGGTACATCTGAAGGTAGTTTTATAATATCAGGATTGTCTTTTAAACATTTATCTCTATCTGCAGGACCCACATCATAATACCAATACCATATTTGTCCTTTCTTTAAAGAGTTGTTACCAAAATCAAATTTACCACCAGGAACATTCATTAAATGAATAGCCTTTTTACCGTCAGGTAATGCGGTAATTCTATACGTCAGGTCACCCCCAATAATTCTTCTTTGGATGTTGATTTCTTGCATTCTAAGTAACATATCAAAAACAGGAGCCATAAAATACGAACCTCCTGCACCACCCATTTGAGCGTTACCTGCAGCCCCACCAAATCCTGCTCCTCCAATACCACCAAACGACCAAGGGTCAAATAACATATTGTTTAATGGTGTTGGGGTAAACCATAGAAGTTCGTTTATTTCTCTACCTGCTGGGATTTCGTAAATTTGTTTTCCTCTCTCAAGAGTAAAATAATCTTTTTTAAGAACGTAGTCTCCACCTGCTTGTAGACCAACTATTTTAGAATAAGCGTATGTATACCTTTCTTCATAATCTAAACTTTTAGTAACAAATGCCTTTGATAAAGATTGGGTATCTAAATTTAAATTATATAGTGAAGTCCATTGAGACTCTATAAGCCAATCTTGAACGTATTGCGAGTAATCCTCAATAGAGATTTCTAAAATAGAATCTAATTGCTCGTCTTCTAATTCAACACTTCTTATAGGTGCTCCTAATGTGTGCCTCAATCTTGTATACAGTTGAGTTCTTTCTGGTTCTGCGATTATTCCCATGTGGACTTTTAATTATAAATATCAACTTAGTTCATAAATTAAATCTTCAGAAGGGAATACGTAATTACCATTTGTAATTTTTGTGTTTTTATTATCAAAAATTAAAACTCCTTTTTTTTGATTTGCGAATGCAATCCAATCGGTTGTATATTTTTTTACTTGTCCTGTATTAAACACCATTATTAAATTTTTTTCATCTTTGGTATATGAGAAGGGTTTTATTTGTAATGTTTTTGTCTCACCATTAACTACGACCTTACAATCGACACCACCAATCATATCTTCTTGATTCCCTAATTCTCCTATTTGCTCAACGTTCTCATCACCAAATTCTTTTTTAATGATTTTAACCGTATAGTCTTCAGTTACACCACCCATGTCATGAGTTAAACCTAATGTTGTCATTATATTTTTAAAGGTACCTGAATTAATATTAAAGATTCTTTCTTTATATAATTCTAAAAACTTTATTAATTTTTTAGTTTCACTTATTTGTTCAAATGGAGATTTTCCTATTATATTAATTTCAGGTTTATTTTGTGATTTTAAAACTTTATTTACATCGGTTAATAAAATACAAAAACAAGTGTAGTTTGTGTTTAATTTGTTTATTACTGACCTACCCTCACCTTCAAAATCATAGATTCCTGACATTTCACCTTCTTTATATTCATCTTTTTCGTAATAGTTATCAGGAAATACACTTTTTAAAATAGAATCGATTGCGAATCTAAAAGTTGTTTTTACTTTGGGGTTAATGTTGAATATGAACCTAATAGAGTCATTCATTTCTTTACTACATTTTTCAGAGACTCCTTCAGATAATACTTGTCTGAATGATATGGTCTCATTTAATTTGTTTTTAAGTTTAGAATCTAACAACTCATTAACAAACTCCCAATTAACCGCCTTCCAAAAGTTCTTAATATACTCATCTCTTTTGTTTCTGTATTTTAAGTAGTAAGCATGTTCCCATAAATCTAAACCTAAAAGAGGGTAACCCCCATCCTCAACAACATTCATTAAAGGGTTGTCTTGATTTGGTGTCGATACTATTTTTAAAGTATTTTTTTTGGTTAAAACTAACCAAACCCAACCTGAACCAAATCTTTCTTTTGCAATTTCTTCAAACTTAAGTTGGAATTTTTGGTACGTTGTAAAATCCTTTTTAATTTTTTCTAAAATACCACCTGTTGGTTTTTGAGTTTTAGGTGTTAACATTTTCCAAAAAAGAGCATGGTTAAATGCTCCACCCGCGTTATTCCTAACAGATTTATCAAATTTACTAATTGATTTAATTATTTCCTCTAATTCTAAATCAGCACCTTTCTTTTTTAACAACGCTTTGTTTAGTTTCTCAACGTAACCTTTGTAGTGTTTATTATAGTGGTAGGACATTGTCTCAGCATCAATAAACTGTCTTAGAGCCGAGTAAGAGTAAGGTAGTTTTTCAATACCTATTTTTTTCATCTCAAACAGAAAAAGTTTTTCATTTTCTTTTTGTTCTTGCAAGACTAAGGATTCTGTCAAGACCTTAATCTTATTTTCAAATTTTTTCATATGGCTATTAATAATATACTATAAATAAGCCGACATTTTAATTTATCTCAGACTATTGATTCTATTCATCATTTCTTCAACAACGTCACCTCTATCTAAATTGTCCCCCATAACAGTCTCAAAAATATTCTTTTTACTCGCCAAAATATCGTAGATAACACCCTCAATGGTGTTTTCAAATATTGGGTAATAAACAGAAACGTTTGATTTTTGACCGTATCGGTAGGCTCTGTCCTCCGCTTGAGAGTGGTCTGAAGGAACAAAAGATAAGTCATTCATAATTACCGCTTCACCTGAAGTTAACGTTAACCCAACACCCGCAGCTTTTAAATTACCAACAAATACTTTTACTTTGTCGTTTTCTTGGAATTGGTCTACCGCGTATTGTCTTTGTGGTTTACTAGTACTACCATCTAATCTAACCGCTTGTTTACCGAAATGGTCAGCAATTTTATTTAGAGTGTTGGTGAAGTTAGTAAAAATAATTACTTTTTTATCTTGGTCCAAAATATTTTGAACTAATTCTATTGTGTTAGATATTTTTTCTTCTGCAATAACTTGTCTAACTTTCATTAGTTTAGAAAATTGTATTGTTAAAGAATTAGATTCATCTTTTTTATTGTCATACCAATCATAATATTCACCCATTAACGCCTCATATTGTTTGGACTTTAATCTTAAGTAAACAGGTGTAATGATTTTATCAGGTAGGTCTAAAACATCAGTTTTTAATCTCCTCAAAACTTGTCTTGAGGTTCTGTCTCTTAATTCTTCTAAATTAGATGCTCCCGTAACGTTCCAAATCTTACGATTACCTGCTTTAAATTGATAACCTTGACAATATCTAATGGCGTAAGCCATCCAATTTTGAGCCACAGGACTTTCAATTAAACTTAAAAGATTAAAATAATTCATTGGTCTTGAAGTCATTGGGGTTCCTGTTAGTAACCACAATCTTTCTGAATTTTTACTAAAACTATTAACTAGTTTTGTTCTTTGTGCTTGACCATTTTGTATATAATGTGCTTCATCGATAATCACTAAATCAGGATTAAACTTATGAATTAAAGTATTTTCTTTTTCTTTTCCTGTATCGTAAAAATTCTTTAAAATATCATAGTTAACTATAACAAAATCATGTTCTAATGAAAAATTTTTACCTTCAGCGATATAAACAGGTCTGTCCGTATAATTTGCAATCTCTCTTTGCCAATTTATTTTAAGTGACGCGGGACAAACAATTAATATCCTTTTAGACCCCGTTTCTAAAGCCGCCACAATAGTTGCGGTTGTTTTACCTAAACCCATATCATCGGCTAAAATAAATCGTTTAGAACCCGCCAATTTTTCTACCGCTTCTACTTGATGGGTTAGAAGAGGCCTATGTTCATATTTAGAATAATCAATCTCAACTTTTTTAACGGAATGAGTTTTAATCACCGCACCTTTAGGTAACCAAAAATCATGTATTTGTTCCGAATCAAAAATTTTACCCCAAATGTGGTAAGACTTTTCTTTCTCGGCTAATAACTTCTCAACCCATACTTGTTCAGGTATTGAGGTGTACAGTTTTTCATCCGCAATTTTTTTTGCAAAATAAGGGTCAAGGTCAACCCATTTTTTTGCGACTTTAGGTTGGGATTCGTGAAAATTAACGACATAGTCTGATTGTGAACGGGTAGGGTAAAATTTCTTATTATTTTCTTTTTTGTGTTTCAAATTTAAAATAAAATTATTACCCCCCGAGTAATTATCGAGAATTTCTAAAGCCCTCATTTCGATTAGAGATGAGGTGTTACCTGTGATTATCTTATCTGTTGACATTATATATCTATAAAAATAATAATTATTTAGATATTTATCAATGATGAACAACAAAGTACCAATAACAAGGATAGGAAAATTCTTCGGGTCTGACGATTATAACCTAGATATTTCAATAGGTGAGGAATGGTTATACGGTGATATGAATTTTACTTTAGTCTTGTATCGTATTGACAGAGTTAAAACAAAAACAGATGATGTGTATGGTGAAACTCTTTCTGACGGTATTAAATTTTTACCCCCTATTGAGTTTAAAGGGTATGTACAAATAATGGCACCTGAAAATAAAAATTTAGGGACTTCTAAGGTTAACCAATTTGAACCTGGAAATATAAAAGTTTCTGTTTATATTAAACAATTAGAAGAACTTGGTATTGACATAAGTTATGGTGACTATATCGGTTATTATGAAACTGAAGATAGAGTTAGGTATTATGTAGTTAATAATGATGGTAGGGTTATCTCAGATAACAAACATAACTATGGAGGATATAAACCTTACTATAGAACAATTATGGGTTCTGCGGTAACCGAAAATGAATTTAGAGGATTATAATGAAGATACTAATTACTGAAACTCAAATTGAGGTATTAAGAAGAATATATGACATAGGTAAAATTGTTGATTACGTTATTGATGGTTTAAATACCGACATAAAAAGTGGTGGTCCAGGTAATAAACCCGATAATTTTGGGGTTTATGAGAATTGGGTTACCCAAAGAGTTAGTACGATGTTTAAACGTATGTACCCATATATTGATTTTGAATCACACGATTTTCGTTTGATAGTATCAGGAGAATTCAATAATGACCTTAAAAAAGGTTTTAATAAAGTTAGAAAGAAAAAATGAAAATAGTATTAACTGAATCTCAAATATTAAATCTGATTGAAAAGATTAATTCTAATGAGGTAACTTGCGATAAATGTGGGTGGTCTTGGAAATTATCTGAAGGTGGTGATGACCCCTACATTTGTCACGAATGTGGTCATAATAATTCTGAAGAGGAATATAGAGGTAAACGTGTAATGGTTTATTATAATTTACATAAACATACTTTTTCTGTAACATATAAATCAAAAGTAATATTACATGCCGATTATGTTAATTTAAAAAATGTTGAGTTTAGAGTTAGAAAGGGCGGAAAAGAAAAAGTTAGAGATGAGAAAAGAAAAAATGTTCATGCTTTTGTTATTGGGGATTTAGTAGATTATTGTGAGCACCCATGTAAAGATTTACCTGAGGAATCGTCAAACAAAATTATTACTTATGACCCGTATAAATATGATACATTTGTTTACAAAAGTGATGAATCCCCTGTTAGTTTTGCAAAAGAAGTAGAAATGATTAATCGTAAAAATAAAATTTTTGCAATTAATGAAATTACATCTAGTTTAATAAGAGAATCTGAAGAGGTTCCCACCAAATATACTTACACGACTATTAAACCTTTTGTTAAATTTAAAACCAAAAGATATTATTTTAATAAAATAGTTCCTGTTATTGATGATTCACCAATACCTAACAAAATAAAGATGGTGGGTAACGATGGTGATTTTATTTTTGATAATAAAGATTTAAAGACAACTTTGGGTGGAGACGCGTATATTGATACCGATGTGTTTAATTCAGAATACCCTAATTTCAAATTAAAAGACCATGAAAAGTTGTCGGCGACTATAGGTATAACTTCATCAAATGTTAGAGACGCTTTAGAAAAAGCGTTTCCTGAAAATTGGTATACTGAAGATGAAATTTTTACACCTGGATTACGAGGTGTTTATACAATAGGTGATAAAATAAATGATTCATCTGAAGATTGGTCAATTATGAATTATTTTGATACAAAAGATGAAATACATAGTTTAATTTATTTAAAATATTTCGATGATTTAAAAGATGGTAAAGATGTTAGTGATATTATTGAGTGGATGTCAAGGTTATTTAGTGAAGATGATGAATTCACTCAAATGTTAGTTAACAGACAATGGTCTTCTATTAAAAACGGATTAGACTTGGAAAGAAACTCTGTGGATAACTTCTTAGACAAGATAGGTGCTAATAATGCGATATACTATCCTCATGGTTCTAAAATGGATAGATGGTACGGGGTTGATGTAACAATTGATAACGTTAATTATCAAATCAAACCACTAAAGAATTATAACGAGAAAGACAGTTTGTTTTATGTTAATACCTATGGTATGAGAGATTATAAAAATAAAAAATTAGTTAATAAAATCGCGTTTTCAAACACTTCAAAAGTTTTAGTATTTGATAACAGTAACTATAACGTAATAAGTAAAGGTAATGTTGCCTTTAACGAAGAACCTTTAATTATAGAATAAAATGCCATTACCTAAAAAAATAAAAAAATATATTCCATTAACAGAATCTAAAACTTTGTTACCAAGAAGACAAGAATTGGTAGACAAAATTAATAAAGATGGAACCTATTTACCCAAATCAATTTTACATGCTGATTTGGATAAAGGGTTTTTGGAGTTTGTTAAAGACGAGTTAAAATGTGTTGTTGAGGGTAAGGTAGTTCCTATGGTTGATATTTTAGTAACTACTCAAAATTGGGCTCAATTTGTGGAAACTTGGGATTTTCAGAATATTGATAAAAATGCCGAACCTCCTTTTATAACTGTGATTAGAGTACCCGAAGTTAAGTTTGGTACTAACCCCGCCGTTTTATATAATATACCAAATAGACGACAATATTTTTATGCTCAAGTACCAACTTGGGACGGACAAAGAGCAGGGATGGACATTTATAAAATACCACAACCTGTACCTGTCGATATAACTTTTCAGGTTAAGATTATTTGTAATAGAATGAGAGAACTTAATCAATTCAATAAAATTGTTATTGAGAAGTTTGCATCTAGACAAGCTTACCAAGTTATCAAAGGTCATTATATTCCTATTGTTATGGGTAATATTTCAGATGAATCCGTTATGGATATTGAAAAGAGAAAATATTATATACAAACTTATGAGTTTACTATGTTAGGATTTTTAATTGATGAGGACGAGTTTGAGATTTCTCCAGCTATTACAAGATTGTTACAGGTAGTTGAGGTTGATACAAGAACAACTAAAAGACATCGTAAAACATCTCCTGATATAGAGAACCAACCAAATGAAGTATTATTTGTTGTAGGTAACGACACGATATCACAAATTTTTGATTACGTTGCGGACGTTAAAATCGTTGGGAGTGAGAATGTAAAAACCTATGACGTGTTCATTAACAACAACTATTATGGTACAAAGATATCAAACATTCAAATAAACAACGGAGACGTTCTTAAGTTTGTCGTAACTAAAACAGATGATGATTTAGAATCTAAAATTTTCTTATACGGGGTATTAATTTAACTCTCACCGTATATATCCTTTTTATCTTTACACTTTTCCATAATAAGTTTTTCTAAAAACCTATACATTTTAATTCCGTTTTTATCACAATACTTTTTTAAAGTATCGTGAACCTCAACAGATATCTTTAAATTCTTAATTTTTTTAACCTCGTTTGACATAGTAGAAAAAAGGCAGAATTTATTCTGCCCAATTTATAAATAGTTACTATAAAGTAAAGTATTTTGGGTTTTTGGTGAATATTTATCTATAAAATAAATTAACTAGCTAAATTAAAATAATAATGGCATCTAACAACAAAGTATTCGTATCCCCTGGAGTGTATACATCTGAGGTTGACTTAAGTTTTGTAGCTCAAAGTGTTGGGGTTACAACATTAGGTATTGTCGGTGAGACTTTAAAAGGTCCTGCTTTCGAACCTATTTTCATAAGAAACTTTGATGAATTCACAACATATTTTGGAGGAACTACCCCTGAAAAATTCATTAACACACAAATACCTAAATATGAAGCCGCGTATATCGCTAAATCATATTTACAACAATCTAACCAATTGTTTGTTACAAGAGTTTTAGGTTTATCAGGTTATGACGCAGGTCCGTCATGGTCTATATCGACTAAAGCGAATGTTAACCCATCAACTGTGGATTTTTATTGTGAAGCTCCAATTATTCAAAATTGTGAACCATCATGTACTGATTATCTAACAATAGATTACTCAATAGATTTTACAGGTTGTACAAATAGTGTAAACAGTATTACGTTTGTAACACCATCTCAGATACCTGACGAAATTGCTGCAAAAATGAATCTTTCATATGAGAAATTTGATGGAAGTACATCTACAATTTTTGCAGACATGACAAGTCAAATTTTTGATATTATAAGTGACAACACATTAGAAACAACTTCTATTAATTACTACGGTGTAATATCAGGAGAAACGTATGATACGTTATCACCAATCTTTACCGCTGAAACCAACGTATTTGGTGTTGACAATGTTAGCTCAACGGAAGTGGATTATTTTGCACCTAATAATGACCCTTGGTATTATGCAACATTTGATAATGTTGGTAACTCGGTTTACAGTGGTTTCTCTTTTTGGAGTATCGTTACAGATTTAGAGTTAATTCCTGTAACAACTACAACAACAAATGTACCTTCGACAACTACTACAACTACAACCAACCCTTGTGTTACACCAACACCTACCTCAACAACTACCACAACAACTGCAGCACCTGTTAATTGTTATACAGGTAAACTTATTGGTAGAGTATATATTTTCTCAGGAACTGCTTATACGGACTACGATGATTTAGTGGTTGCAACATTACGTTCAAGAGGTTTGGCGACATATGGAACTGACGATGGTGCGGTTTATCAAGTATCAGGTTTAACTGATGTTGAGATGGTTTGTACTAATGAGTATTCAGGAGTTTCTAAAAACCCATATTCAACGTTTGGATTAAATGTAAAAGATAAGAATGGTCAAAACTATTTCTTTGAGACTTCTTTATCAAACTCGGATAGCAAGTACATCGCTAAAGTATTCGGTACTTCTAACTTTGCAAAACCTAAAGACGTTGTTCCATTATTCCTTGAAGAAAGATTTCAAGCACTTTTAAACTACGCTTGGAGAAAAGGATATATTAGAGGTTTGAATTGTGAATTAACATCTTTACCTAACGCAAGACAAGGGAATGACCCTACATCTATCGCGTGGTACTTAGAAAAATATCAATCACCTGTATCACCATGGGTTGTTTCTGAATTAAGAGGTAATAAAGTTTTTAACTTATTTAAATTCACAACAATTGCGGATGGAAATTCTGCAAATGTTGAGGTTAAAATATCAATTGCGAATATATCATTTGGTAACGGTACGTTTGACGTAATAGTAAGAGACTTTTTTGACTCTGACTCCGCTCCTACAGTTTTAGAGAAATTTACTAACTGTTCTATGGACCCAGGACAAAATAACTTTATTGCTAAAAAAGTTGGTACTGTTGATGGGGAGTACGCATTAAACTCTAAATTTGTAATGGTTGAGATTAATGAGGATGCTCCTGTAGATGCGTTACCATGTGGATTCGAAGGATACCAATTTAGAGAATATGCGGGTGTTAGACCTCCGTTCCCAATATACAAAACTAAGTATGACTTCCCTGGCGAAGTTGTTTATAACCCACCATTTGGTTTATCATCAGGAGCTGACGATATCGTGAGAAGTGCAGGTGATAATGTTAGAAGAACTTATTTAGGTATTTCAGATACAGTTGGATTTGACGTTGACTTCTACGCTTATAAAGGTAAACAACTTCCATTAGATATCTGTACTGATGTTAGTGGTGAAAATTGGTTCTACAAAACAAGAGGTTTCCACATGGATATAAACGCTTCAGGAATTACAATTGGTGGTACATTCGCAACTAGTGGTACTCCAGCATTCTATGTAGGTTCAGCACCTTTTGTTACTGACCCTGAAGATTCCTCAAACCCTTATTATAGATTATTTGCACGTAAGTTTAGTTTCTTATGTTCAGGTGGTTTTGATGGTTGGGATATATACAGAGAATACAGAACTAATGATGATGACTTTGTATTAGGTCAAAAAGGATATAGAAACGGAGCGTGTCCATCATTTAAATACCCTTCAGCAACAGGTTGGGGAGCGTTTAAACAAATCACTGTTGGAGACAACACTCAGGATTGGGCAAATACTGACTATTACGCATACTTATTAGGTCAAAGAACATTCGCAAACCCTGAAGCGGTTAACATTAACATATTTGTTACACCTGGTATTGATTATCTTAATAACTCAAACTTAGTGGAGAGTGCAATTGATATGGTTGAAAACGATAGAGCGGATTCAATTTATATCTGTACAACACCTGACTATAATATGTTCGTACCTACAACAGGAGACCAATTAGACTTCATTTACCCACAAGAAGCGTCAGATAATCTTGAGACTGCGGGAATTGACTCTAACTACACTGCAACTTATTACCCTTGGGTATTAACTCGAGATACTGTTAATAACACTCAAATTTACATTCCTGCAACTGCGGAGGTAACTCGAAACTTAGCGTTAACAGATAATATCGCTTTCCCTTGGTTCGCTGCGGCGGGTTACACTCGTGGTATTGTAAACGCAATTAAAGCGAGAAAGAAACTTACCCAAGAAGATAGAGACATTCTTTATAAAGGTAGAATTAACCCAATCGCGACCTTCGCTGATGTTGGTACAGTAATTTGGGGTAACAAAACTTTACAAATTAGAGAATCTGCTCTTGACAGAATTAATGTTAGAAGATTGTTATTACAAGCACGTAAATTGATTTCTGCGGTTTCTGTAAGACTATTGTTCGAACAAAACGATGAGAAGGTAAGACAAGATTTCTTAGATGCAGTTAACCCTATCTTAGACGCTATCAGAAGAGACCGAGGTTTATACGACTTCCGTGTAACAGTTTCTTCAGACACTGCTGACTTAGACAGAAACCAATTGACAGGTAAGATTTATGTTAAACCAACAAAATCATTAGAATTCATAGATATTACTTTCTACATTACTCCAACAGGAGCTTCGTTTGATAATATCTAATAAAAAAAATGTGGTGAGTCGATAAAAAATCGGCTCACCATTATTTATTACTATAATATGATAAGAAATAGAAAATATATTGTTGAGGGAATTGATGAAACAGGAACACCTGACATGAAATATTATGCCTTTGATTGGGATGATAATATCATGACGATGCCGACAAAAATTATTTTAAAAGATGAAGACGGTAAAGAGGTTGGTATGTCTACTGAAGATTTTGCGGAATATAGAACTCAAATAGGAAACGAACCGTTTGATTATGAAGGTCATACTATTGTCAACTTTGCTGAAGACCCATTTAGATATTTCGGTGTGAAGGGAGATAAACAATTTGTTGTTGATTCTATGATTGCAAAACCAGGACCTGCGTGGCCTGATTTTGTGGAAGCGATTAATAACGGTTCAATTTTATCAATAATTACCGCTAGAGGACATACACCAAATGTTCTTAGAGAAGGTATGTATAATTTAATTGCCTCAAATAAAAATGGTTTAAATTCTAAAGAGTTAGTTAAAAACCTTAAAAAATATCGAGACTTAGATGACGGAGAAAATACCTCAACTAAAGAATTGATTGACGATTACTTGGATTTGTGTAAGTTTTACCCTGTAAGTTATGGGGAAGGTTCGGCGACCAATCCTGAAGAAGGGAAAATTAAGGCGATGACAGAATTTATACAACACATTAAAAATATTTCAGAACACATTAATAAAAAAGCCTTTTTAAAGAATAAAGTATCTAATAATTTTAAACTACCTAGTATTGGTTTTTCTGATGATGATATAAGGAATGTTGAAAAGATGAAAAGTCATTTTGAAGATGAACCTATGTTAAAGACTTACTCAACTGCAGGAGGAGTAAAAAAATTATATTAACTGGAAGCTCTAGTTAAGATTTAGATAAAAAAAAATGAAAGTAAAGAGAAAAAAATTAACTGACGATATTTATAAATAAAAAACAAATAAACAAAAAATTAAAAAGAAAATACAATGGCTGATTTATTAATGAAAATGCCGATACCTTATGAACCAAAAAGACAAAACAGGTTCATTCTTCGTTTCCCATCTACTTTGGGTATTAACGAATGGTTCGTAGAAACTGCATCAAGACCACATATAACAGTAAACCCAGTTGAGATTCAATTCCTTAATACATCTACCTATGTAGCAGGACGATTCACTTGGGGTACTATTAACGTTAAATTCCGTGACCCTATTGGACCTTCAGCGTCTCAAGCGTTAATGGAGTGGGTACGTTTATGTGCTGAGTCTGTAACAGGTCGTATGGGTTACGCGGCAGGTTATAAAAAGAATGTTGACCTTGAAATGTTAGACCCGACAGGTGTTGTGGTTGAGAAATGGATTATGGAAGGTACTTGGTTATCTGATGTTAACTTTGACTCATTGGCTTATAACTCTGACGCGATTGCTTCTATTACGGCGACTTTAAGACCTGATAGATGTATCCTTGTCTACTAATTCAAAAATAATAAAATATTTTATCCCACATATTTGTTTATGTGGGATTTTTTGTTTATAAAAAACTGATTTACATTATATTTTATATTAAAAGATAATAATATGGAACAAAATGCTTATACGGTAGGGCAAGAAAATTTTAATCTACCACACGATGTTGTTGAGTTACCTTCAAAGGGACTTTTCTATAAATCAAAAAAGAAATCAGTTAAAGTAGGTTATTTAACCGCTAGTGATGAAAATTTTATTGTTAATACCTTTAAAGGAGGTTCAGGGAATATTGTTTTAACACTACTTAGAAATAAAGTTTATGAACACGATTTAAGACCCGAAGAATTACTTGAGGGGGATGTTGAAGCAATTCTAATTTTCCTAAGAAATACTTCTTTTGGACCTGAATATACAATAAGTCTAACAGACCCTATAACAGGTAAACCATTTACAACTACCATTATATTAGATGAGTTGAATATCAAAAGACCAAATCACCAACCTGATGATAACGGTTTATTTATTACAAAACTACCTAAAAGTGAGGCGACTGTTAAATTAAGAGTTTTAACTTATTCAGAATTAATTGAACTTGATAAACAAGCTGAACAATACCCACAAAATATAACACCCCCAAAGATAACTTGGAGATTGAACAAACAAATTGTGGAACTTAATGGTAGTCAAGACAGAGAACAAATCTCAAAATTTATTGAGTCTATGCCAATCATGGATTCAAAGTACATTAGAAATTTCCTAAAAGAAAACCAACCGTCATTAGACCTTACTCAAACTGTTCAAGCCCCGTCTGGAGAATTGGTATCTTTCGAGATAACCTTTGGGGTTGAATTTTTTCGGCCTTTCTTCTAATTACCGACAACATCTTATAGATGAGTATTATATTATGGCTCGGTTTTTAAGAACTTCTTATACCGACTTTAATAATATGCCTTCATACATGAGAAGATATTTGATTGATAAAATCATTGATGCTAATACACCTAAAAATAATTAGTCTCACAACTATTTATAAATAAAACATTAATATGGCAGGTAGCGACGGTAAAGACGGAGGTATAGTCGGACAATTTAAAGATGTTGCGGCTCAAATGACAACCATGAAGGGTCTCAAAGACACCATTCTTGAAGTTGAAAAGGCCGCTTATGGGATGGCTCAAAGTTTCGCTTTGGGTGCTCAGAACATCGATTTAATGAGAGCTGGGTTAGCTGACGCCGCTTCAGACATTAAAAGGTTAGGAGGTAGTTTTGAGGATGTTGTCAATATGCAAAAATCGGCGTATACCAATTTAGGTAGAAATGTAACACTTACCGCTGACGGGATGAAAGATTTATACGCCACAACCCAAGCCGCAGGAGTTGCATCCGATACATTAGTATCATCTTTTAAAAATATTGGAACAGGTACTTACGACATCGCCAAAAATATGGAAGTTGTATTACAATCCGCAAGAGATATTGGGGTAAACGGAAAGGCGGTAACAGACCAAGTACTATCCAATATGGACTTAATGAATAAATATAATTTTGCAGGGGGTGTTGAGGGTCTTGCTAAAATGGCGGCACAAGCGGTTAATTTAAGAGTTAGTATTAGTTCCTTTGGAAGTCTTATGGATAAAGCGTTTGACCCTGAACAAGCGATACAATTAGCAGCTAAAATGCAGGCTTTAGGGGCACAACAATCTGATTTATTAGACCCATTACGATTAATGGATTTGGCTCAAAATGACCCTGCTGAATTAATGAATCAAGTTGGTGAATTAGGTAAACAATTTACAGAATTTAATGAAGAATCGGGTAAATTCGAGATTGCCCCTGGAGGTAAAAGACAATTAATGGAATTAGCGAAGGCTATGGATGTCCCATATGCTGAGTTAACAAAAATGGCCTTGGCAGGGTCGGAATTAGACGATAAGTTAAGTAAGATTTCATTCCCAACGGATATTGCTGATGAAGACACCCAAAAAATGATTGCGAATATGTCCGAAATGAAAGGCGGTCAATATATGATTAAATTTAAAGATGAAAAAGGTGTTACCCAAGAAAAAAATGTTACAGAGTTAAAGAAGGAAGATATTGAGGCGATTGCAAAGACACAAGCGGAAGCTCCAAAAACAATGGAAGAAATTGCTGAATCACAATTAGATACTTTAAGTTCCATTAAAGCGGAGTTAGAAAGTATGAATAGAGCGGGTTACGGTTTGGCGGGAAGTAAAGCGGCAGGAGACGTATTAGGAGGTGTTAGAACAGGGGGTAAATTAGTTGCGGGTGGAATAAGAGATATACAAGGTGAGTCACAAGATTTTAGAAAAGGAACCGATAAAGTTTTAATGGAAAATTTCGCAGCGGTTAATAAAGCGTTGAGTGGTGATGGGTCTTTAAGTGATGTATTAAACACTGCAACAACATCTATTGGAGGAGTAACAACCGCGTTAAAAGATAATTTTACAGTTGCGATGACAAACGCGAAAGATGAGATGGACAAGTTCTCAAAAAGCGGTAACATGTTTGCCGAAACTCTTAAAGCCTCATTTGACGCGGGTACTAAGTATATACAAGAACATGAAAAATTATCTAAAATAGGTGTCAATATTGCTACTGAAACTAAAAAAACCGAAAGTGTTGCACCTCCCTCAACAACAGTAGAAGTTAAAGATTTTTATATTAAAACA